TCAGCAAGTTTATCTGCAGATCAGCAAGTTTATCTGCAACATCACCAACGTGCTTAATTAATTGACCTGCAACTTCATATGCTCTTGGTTGATCGGACTGTTGTGCTACGTCTAAAATTCCATTAACCGCTTCCTGACCTTTCTCTACAAGATTATACAACTGTCCACGAGTATACTCGTAGTCTTGTTTAAGATGGTCTTTAATAGGGGCGACTACTTCAGGCTTTTCATTTTTAACGATAGATGTATCAACATCGAGTGCTTCCTCAATGCCCTCAAACATACTATTCGTCGAGTCCTGTTGTTGGGTTTCTTGATTTTCCATCAGTCCATTCCGATTTTAGTTCATTAAATCCGAAGTCATCGTCTGCTTCTACTAAAGCGTTGTCTGCAGCATCTATCTTCAGAACTCCTGCACCACCTGTATGTGTTGCAATGGTACTCTTATTCCATCCACGACTAACGTGTAATGTAGTACCTACTATTCTAGTTATATGCATAACTTCAGTATCTACTTGGAATTCATCTCCAACCACAAGATCTGTGACTGAAGCAACCTCAAAGATACCGTCATTTAGATCAATACTATTAGTAAGTGTAGTGACTGCAGCACCTGTACGATCAACAAGTGATCTAGGTGTAGCAGTATATCTGACTTCTCTTGGAGCAGTAACAACTGCTTCTGTAGAGTAGTCCACGATTGCCTTCTTGATAACCTCTCCAGACTTGTCTTGTACAGGACCATACAGATATGTCTTAGCAATAAACTGTAGGGTGTAAATTAAAGTTCTGCGAGTATCATAATCACCTTCATACTGATCATCATATTGGACATCAGTTAAAGTAATAGGGTAGTCTCTCTTCTCACCTAAAGCAGGTACCAAGTTCATAGTAATATTAAAACTTGGTTGGAAGAAAGGTAGAATCTGCTCAAGAATCTGGAGAGAATCATCCTGATTTTTAGCAAGAATTGCCAACTCAAAATTTATATTATAAGGTATTGGCATGAACCCTTTATTAGTGGTTGACCCACTGGTGTGTCTGATAAACTGTGTCGGTGCAACCTTACGAGTTGCATCATACTGAATACCAGTTATCTCAAAAGAGATACGAGGTAGAGTAATCTGTGTCTGATCTCTAGTAGAAAGATCTCCTAACTGACGTAACCTAGCAAGAAACTTTTGCTTAGGTCCATAGGCAAGAGGTACTTTCATCACCTCAGTTTTAGCACCAGACGTACGTCTGAGCTCTATATTGTTAAACAGTGTACCGAATCCGACAACTGTCTTCTTTATAATCTCGTGGTATGAATAAGTTCCTAACATTAGATACTACTTCCTTTATCTCCAAATTCACCAAAGGGGTTACCTTGAGTGAAATCAACAATAGCATCGGCTTGAGTTTCGAATGTTGCATTCGAATCAAACTCACTATTAACATTATTTAGTGTATTATATGTAGCAGTTGTCCAAGCTGCCCCTGAAGTCTGCCCTGTGAGGGTCTCAGGTACCGTAAAGATACCTGTACGATTGTATACCTGTATCTGGTTAGTTGCTGCATCAAAGGACTTAACCTCAGCAGATACATTAGATGTACCACCAGTGATAATCTCTCCCACTGAATATGTACCTGTACCACCTGCAACTAGGTTTACTGCTATTGCATTTGCAAAGTTTGCTTCTATAGCATCTACTGCAGCAACACCAGTATCGATATCCTCGTCGCTGTATTCGAACAACTCACAGCGTAATCCCCATACATATTGCTCACCTAATGTATAGAAAGGAACTTCGTGCTCTACGAATTGTATCTCAAAAGTCTTGTTAGCAAAAGGTATATGAATTAGATCTCCTTCATTAGGTCTACCTTCTACAATTAAAGTTGCGTTATCATCTACTGCTTCAGTGAATCTCCTCTTGGAAACAACGAGGGTAACTTGGTCCTGAATTCTGACTCCAAATTTAGAAAAGATATCACCGTCACCCCTAAAACCACCAGAATCCTCAATGTATACTTCCACCAAGAACGCCCCTGTGAATTTTGATAATGTGTCTTCACCAAATACTCCATCTTCTTTTACTAATGTTCTAGGGATGTAGTACACATCCTTTCCAAACATCTTAATCTGCTCGTCAACGAGGTCTTGTGTTAAACCTTGTTCACCTGCAGTACCTTGTGTGAAATAAGTGTTAGTTGCCATATCATCCTATCATATCTAATGGTGGAGTTTCCCATACCTGACGTAATTGCTCGTCAAGGATTTTTAATTCCTCAACAGCATCATTATAAATCATCTCTCCATTGAGAGTAACACCACCAGGCATCTGAACGTTCTGGAACTTAGTCATATTACTACCCCACTGCTTCTTAATTTTAGCAGCAGCGTAATCCTTAACCCACATCTGATTATATATCTCAGTCCATGTAGTAGGATCTAATGCTCTCCAACATTTGATAACGATGTATTGGTCTTCTAATGAATCTTCTGTCCAATCAAAATCTATGTAAAGACGATTTTGTACTGTGGAAAATCTTATTGGTTTTAGTCCCTCAAGAATCCAATCGATACTTGATAAGTGAGACTGAATCATATAGTAATGATAGAACTGTGTAGATGTAAAATCATACAAGTCATTAAGTCTTAACTGATAACGAATATCAAACATATTCCTAGTACCTTTATCAGTAAATCCAAAGAGACCTTCTACGGAAATGACATGATCTGGTACTGAAAGATAGTTTGTTTGCTCACCCCATTCTGTAGTACCATCTACACCTGTAGAAGCTTGCGATGCTTTACCTGCAGCAATCTCAGCAGTAGTAAACTTATGCTTCAGATATACCCTCTCAGCACCATCATAATGATACTGTTGGAATTTCTGAATAGTATAATCTATTGCATCATCAACTTGATCATCAGATACGTTGATCTCCAATACAGGTTTGCCTAACTTGCGAAGGCAATATTCTTTAAGAGTTGCTTTTGAGGTAGGAATTGCCATTATGCTACAAGTACATATGTGTTAGAAGTGGTATTAAAGTACATCTCTCCAGATGCAAGACCAGAGCCAGCATCGTTAGCTGCTGATACAATACCAAGAGCAGTGCGAAGCAATGCAGCAGTCAAGTTAGACTGTACAAATGCTGTGGTAGCAACTTGAGTTGTGTTTGTTGCTTGAGCTGCAGTTGGAGCTGTTGGAGTTCCAGTTAATCCAGGAGATGCTAATGGTGCTGCGTTAGTAGCAAGTGTACCTTGTGCAGCAGTGGCGAAATCACCTGTAGCAGCTGCAGCAGCAGTTCCTAGAGTAGGTTTGTTGCTTAGGTCATCATAGTCTCCACTGGTTGCTACAGTTGACAAGTCGCCTGGTTGTGTAGCAGAATCAGCAAGTGTACCTTGTGCAGCAGTTGCATATGCAGTTGCAGCAGTGGTAGCAACAGTGCCAAGTCCAAGAGTGGTTCTGGCAGCAGCAGCGTCTGCGTCATCAATTAGAGTTCCACCGAAGGTGCTAACAGCAGAAGCATCAAGTTTTCCAGTTATACCTGCAACAACACGAGCATCAGCACGAGCGTTGGTGTAGTAAAGGTTGGTTGATCCTTCAGATAGATCATCGGTATCAGCAGCAGTAATTCTTGCATCTGCAAGAGTATTAACCTCAGCATCAGTTCTCTCAGTAAAGGAGATAACACCTGTGCCACTATTGTATGCTAGGTCTCCACCAACAGAGATGTGTCCTCTAGTGCGAGCAGCAGTTGTGAATAGATTTGTAGATCCTTCAGTTACATTGTCTGTATCAATATCAGATTGAGTAACAGAAAGAGTTCCACTACTGTGTGTAATACCAGTTCCGTATGTGAAGTGAGTTCTAGTTCTAGCAGCAGTTGTAAAGAGGTTAGATGAACCTTCAGTTACATTGTCTGTGTCAATGTCTGCCTGTGTGACAGATAGAGTACCACCAGAGTGAGTGATACCTGTGCCATATGTAAAGTGTGTTCTTGTTCTGGCAGCAGTAGTAAAGAGATTTGTTGATCCCTCAGTTACGTTGTCAGAATTAATATCTACCTGAGTGACAGATAATGTATATGTATTAGCAGCATCATCATAGACCTTAGTAACACCAGTACCTGCAACGATAACAGCATTTAATCTATCATCAACTCTCTCATCAGTATAATACTTGTTGGTTGATCCTTCTGCTACATCATCTGTATCATGGTTGGATAGAGATGCAATAGTAGTTGGAGTTGTGTATGAGAATACACCAGTAGAAGCATTATATGCTAGTGATCCAGTTGCACTGAATGATGCACGACCTCTTGCGTCTGTATAGAAGAGGTTGGTTGATCCTTCAGTTACGTTGTCTGTGTCTATATCTGCTTGTGTTACAGAAAGAGTTCCACCACTGTGTGTGATACCAGTTCCATAAGTGAAGTGTGTCCTTGTGCGTGCAGCAGTTGTGAATAGATTTGTAGATCCTTCAGTGATGTTGTCAGTATTGATGTCTGCCTGAGTAGCACTCAAGGTCAACATATTACCTGCGTCATCATAAGTTGCAGTAATACCTGTACCACCTGTGATTAGAGCATTAACTCTGTCATCAACTCTTTCTTCAGTGTAGTATAGATTGGTTGTGCCTTCTGATAATGCATCAGTGTCATGGTTATCAATATTACCAACCTGTGACTGTGCATACTGGATATTACCAGTGATAGTCAAGTTACCCTGAACTGTAAAGTCAGTTGTTGAGGTAAAGTTATTAACTGTTAAGGTGTTTGTACTTGGGTTGTATGTAAGGTTACTTGAGTCAGTTCTGATTTCAGTGTTTCCAGATGTAGCAGAAACGAAAGTAGGATAGTAAGTAAGGTTAGAAGATCCAGTTTCAGTGATATCAACTAGACTTGCAGTATCTGCATTACCAGTTAGGTCACCTGTTACGTTACCCGTAATCTGTCCAGTTACACCGAGTGTGCCACCGATAGTAGTGTTACTTGTTACGTCAAGAGTATTTGTTGTTATTAATCCTGCGAATGTTGCAGCACCAGAAGTAGAGTTAAGAGTAATCTTATCTGTGCCAGATCCATTCTGAAGTTTTAATGTCTTAGTAGATCCTCTTAGTACAACATTATCTTTAAAGAGTGATGTACTGTTCTGTGTGATAGTTCCACTGAAGGTTGAGTTACCATCTACATTCAGAGTAGTATCAAAATCAACTGCACCTGTTACAGTAAGATTGTCAGTGATATTTGTAGCACCGTTGACATCCAATGTACCGTCAACAGCAGTGTTACCAGTAGCACCTGCAACTGTAAATTTGTTGGTGTTGATGATTAGAGAACCATCCATTGTGACACCTGCAGAAGTTGTCAAACTTGTAGCAGAGATCGTTGTTAATGTTGTCTGTCCAGTAACATTTAATGTTCCACCAAAAGCACCATTACCAGTAGCACCGTTTAAGGTGATCGTAGTACCTGCGTTAGGACCAATGAATAGATCAGAACCAACATATACATCTTCATCAACAGTCAAACCACCCTGAGTAACCATCAAAGCAGCGTTGGCAGATAGAGATGTTGGGTTAGTATTATTTGTAAGAGATGTAAGTCCTGTTACTCCTAATGTGTTGGTGACATTTGTTGCCCCGTTAACATCAAGAGTTCCTTGTATATCTGTATTACCAGTTGCTGATTGGACTGTGAACTTGTCAGTACCATCATCTAACTGTATTGCAAATTCTTTATTATCAGCGTTTAATACTACATTGTTTTGGAAAGTAGCAACACCATCAACATTTAGAGTGCCATCTAGATCAGTTGCCTGAGTGACATTAAATGTATCGTCAATAGTTGTCGCACCCTCTACATTAAGAGTACCCTGTATATCTGTATTACCGTTATCAGTATCAACACTGAAGATTGTAGCAGCAGATCCAGTCTGTACAGAGAATAATTTATTGTCTGCCTTAACTGTTAGAGCATCAGTAACCGTTGTTAACGCATCAACATCCAATGTTCCGTTGACGGTTAAGTTATCATCAATGATAGTCTCACCAGTATTAGAATCTAAGGTAAGAGAACCAGAGGTTGTATCAATCTCAGATGAAGCAGCAACACCAATTCTGATGTTGTCAGCAGTAATATCTGTAGAAGTGATTGCCTGATTAAATGTTACAGTACCAGTGAATTCATGTTGATCACCAGAGTTGTCACCGATAGTAGCATTGCCATCTACCTGTAGAGTTCCATCTATCTCAGCATTATCTGTGATATGAACCTTACCACCATCAGAATCTAATATTAGATTTCCAGAAGTAGTGCTGATTTCATTAGCAGCATCAACACCTATCTTAATATCATCAGCAGTGATGTCTGTAGATGTGATTGCTTGGTTAAACTGAACTGTACCAGTAACAGAGTGTGAATCTCCAGATGCGTTACCAATAGTTGTGTTACCATCAACTGTTAATGTTCCATCTACCTTAGTATTTCCATCAACATTAAGGTTAAGATCAACATCTAAATCATCAGTTACATTAACTGTACCACCCGCAGAATCAAGAATTAAGTTACCAGAAGTTGTATCAATTTCTGTTGCACCAGATACACCGATCTGAATGTTATCAGCAGTAATATCTGTAGAAGTTATTGCTTGGTTAAAGAGGACTGTACCTGTAATAGTATGCTGATCTCCTGATGCATTACCTA